CAATACCTTGGGCGTGGTCGAAGCCGCCGGTAATGTTGGCGCGGATTCTGTGATAACGCCCGTCGGTTCGGACCGGGGCATCGCCTGTTGAGTTTAGCGATACCGCCGTCTCAAAAGAGTGTGTATCAGTCCCAACATTTCTAGCAGCCATTTGAATGGTCGTTGTGGACGCTGACCCGTCTACAATTGGCCTCACCTTATTAATAAAAGAACGCCGCCCCGGTAGGGGCTGGAATTCAGCCGTTTCCAAAGTGGCGTCTAATCCAGTGCCGGTAAAATAGGCTAAATTGTGGCTTGTATTCATTGCGGCCAATAATACCGACCCGCCAACCCATGCCCTTGAATCCAGGCTAAAGGCCAAAGAGTCCAAGTCTGTTGTCACATTGTCCAGCGTGTCCAGTGTATAACCAGCCGACAGTGAACGTGTTAATAGCTCATGGTCGAATGCAGCCGTTGACCATTTTTTGTTCACCCAATCGAAAATAATCACCTTGTTTGGGGTGCCAGAAGAATGACCGGAGCCGGGATAACTGAGAATGTACAAGTGATTTATTGGATCGATGGCCGATGTTACCCTTGACGCATAAGCAGTATCTAAATCAGCCGCAAAGGTTTTATCGACTTTATTGGCGCCGATGGCCGTAACCCTGGAACCGTCTTCCAACATATAAAAACCGTCGTCAGACCAGAAGAATACCATCCGGCCCAATGCAGCAATTGAACCCGTTACAGGGGTGCCGCGTGTTTGCGATATTTCGTTGGCCGAGAAGATCAGAGGCGTACCCTGATAGTCCAACCGGAAAATCGAACGCTCCATGAACACTATGCCATACTCGCCGCCGACCAGCCCCATTACAGCGCCGCCGTTACCGACAAAATCTTGGAAGTCGGATTGCGTCGATTGGCTGGCCGACCACGTTTCGGCGTTATCCAAACCGGACCACCTAACCCTGTTCTGGTAATTGGTGCCGCTTTCAACCGTGTCGCCCATCATCACGAAACCGCGCACAACGGCGATATGGCGGGCCTTCGGGGGCGTCCCACCCAACGCGGACCAGCTTGAACTTGTGCCAAGCGTCCATTTCAACGGGGCGTCGTCGTAGTTCGTGACGATCATGGTGTCACCAAATTGCGCGAAACGGTAAACCGAATCCTCGGCAGTCGTTAGGCCACTGTTGGTGCTTGTCCAGGCGGTGTCCACCAATCGGTACAAATCCGTATCGTCGCCCGCAAAGATACTAACCGAGCCGTCGCTGGCTTGCCCTGCGCCGACGCCCTGACAGGTGTTCGTCAGCGCCGTGGTGCTAAATGCCGATAAAGAACCGAGTTCTCTATACCCCATAGCCGTCGGAATAACGCCGTCGGCAATCGTCGCGCCGGGGTTATTAAACGCCGGCAGATCAGGGGTGTATGAGCCAAACGGGATCATTAAGCGGCCACCACAGCCAGGGGCGAACCGCTCAAAGCCTCATCGTCATCTTGAGCTTGGGCCTGACTGATTATCTGGTTATATTTAGTCTCCCAAACTGGTAAACGCTCGTCGTTTTGGATGAATGGTTCGGCCTCGACCAGCGCCCCGAATAAGAGTGCGCCAGGTATATCGTCAGTGATAAAATTTGTTAAATTAGAGCCAGAAAGTGCGGTCAGCTTTTTATAATAAACGCCTTTGACCGCATAGTCTGAATTGGGGAAAGGGCCGAAAATAAAGTTACCGGCTTCCCGCGCATAAAATGCCGGCTTTGCGTCAGCCGATCTCGTTGGATAATTCTCATATATATAAGAGAGGTCTTTCCGCTGCAGGGGCGTCGTCGGGGCTGTATTGAGATAGGCGTATTTCATCTCAATATATCCTGACGGCACAGCGATAACGCCGCTTGATGTCGTAGCACTCAGCGCCGTTTCCATCGCCTTGACTCGCAAGTCGCGGTAAATCCGGTTCTCGGCCAGGGTGATAAAATCAGTCACTTGGCTGGTCAGGTCCGACCTGTCCAAATAGTCGGCTATCGCCGCCGATATGGTTGTAAAATTAGTAATTGCCATCTACCGATAACTCCGCTGTAGCAATATGCTTGACCTCTTTTGATAGATCGTGATCTATGAATATCTCGACACCGACACTGTGCCATTTAATGCAACAAAAACCGTCGTCAATAACGTAATCGTCCGTTGATTGGTCGAAGCCAACCGCAAACCAGGGCCGGTCTATTTTTTCAAATGCTTCGGCCTTACACATAAGGACGCCAAAGCCGACGCTGGTTACTTGCTCCAACCCCTCGCTTTCCGGTGCGGTCGATATATACCCATCGCCCTGCCGGAATGCCGTGAATTGTTCTGGGGTGTTCCGCATCCGGTAGTTGGCGCAAACAACTTCTTTATCGCGTTCCAGCAACCGAAGAATCGTATCTTTCGGAAACCGCATGTCGTCATCGAACCACATATAATGTGTGGCGCCGGATTCTTGCGCGGCCTTAACTAGCTGGTCGCGGTTACTTGGTAATATCGATCCTTGGACGTTGAACAGGTTCAGCGGGACTCCCGCCGATGCTGTCCAAGTCATCGCCATAACAAGATCGTATCCGAACCCCTGGTGCCACTGTTCCCGTGAGGGGACTAGAACGCAGACACGGGGTTCGCTCAAAGAACAGCCCCCGATCCGCTGTCGGTCCTGAGATACCGATTGTCAATGTCGTTTAGTTTCCGCCGGAAATATTTGGTGCGTTCAGGCCCGGTCAGGGCCAGAACATTAACACCGTCGTCTTTCATCCATTTCTCAATGACGACCATTGGTATCGAAGCAATCTTTTTTAAATCTCGGCTCTTTGAATAGCCGTTATCGCTGAAAGTTTGCTCACGCTTATTTGAGTTAAGAATTGGCTCAATATTCTGAATTCGCTCAATCGTCTGAGCGCCGGTCGTATCGTCGTAATGAAAACGAGTATGGACCTGGCCGTCACTGAGATTTGGTTTCATGGATTAACTTTCCACCGGAGAGATTTGGATTTTAGCCGCCGCCGTTTGCTGGATATACGCAATGTGCGTATAGCCTTGAACGTGCAGATAAACGGCATCGCCGGGGCCGACTAACGTGTCGTTGGCCGTGGCGGCGGTGCCGGTTAAGACGGGCTTAACGTGAGCCAAAGCCGTTGACGCAATGCGTACAACCTTGGCCGTTTCGCCGTCGGCAGTATCAGGAATCGCAACCTCGGCACTAGCAGCGCCGGAAGTTACTAAAGTACCCGCCGCCGCCACCGTAATAACTGGATAGGGGTGCATGACTTTTTCTCCTAGCGCCGGATGACGATTGTGCCGTCGATGCTAACTGCATTGGTGGAGGCGCCGTCGGTTTCAATTTCGATGGTGCCGCCTTCCAAGACGTTGTTGTTGGAAGTGGGTTCAACGCTGTCAACGTCACCAGCCGCCGAGCCGCTGTAAGCGACCGTGATCGTGCCGGCAGTACCTTCCGCCGTCTTGATCGTCAGGTCGGCGTCAGCCGTCGCAATGGTGCCGTTAAGGGCGGTGATGACTTTGATGATTTTCCCATCGTCGGGAACGGGAACATAAACCTGTCCCGCCGTCGAAATTGTAGACAGCGAAAACGGAATGAAATAATCGTTTAATGTACGCATAACGTCTCCTTCACCATTTCATAAAAATGGCGTTCTGGAATCTAAAAGGGGGACCAAATGGCCCCCCTTCCGATTAGGTTATTTTCTTAGAGTGATCTAAGAAGTGGTCAGATCAGCTATCAGTCCAGAAGCTTTTTCCTGGCGAGAGCAGAGGGTGAACTCAGCAACCATTTGACGCTTTTCAGAGTCGCCGGTTTTGCTCAATTCCCACTGTTGGAACGGGCGCAGATATTTCACTTCCCACATGGATTTGTCTAAAACCCAAGCATCCCGGTCGCGTGAGAAACGGTTGGGGATGATTTCCAAAGCACCGAAATCCGACTCGTAGACATCGATAGCAGCAACCAGCCGCTTATCTTCGCCTTTGTCGAAACGGGTGCTATTACCCGTGAAGCTGGAAACGACAGTTTTGTTGAACGGTCCGGTCATCACGCAAGTCGGGTCGCCACCTTCCGTCCAGCAAGATTGGATAACGGATTTCAACAGTGTTTCGGTGAACGCCCGCTGAGTGCCGTCCGTTCTCGCATCGGTGCCGTCGCCCGTCGGGCTGGCGCCACCAGAGCCGAGAACGTCATTTGTCGCGATCCACGAACCGAGTGAACCAAGTTTCCGCGCCGTGGTGCTGTTACCAGCAACCTGGGCTTGGTTGGTCGTCAGGACCGCTTCCATATCGCGTTTGAGTTCTTTACCCTTCTTCGCAATTTGGTAGGCGATTTCTGATTTTCTGCCGGCCTTGTTTACGACTTCCTCAGTACCGGAAATGGTAACTGTTTTGTCGCTGATTTGTAAATAGTTACCAACACGGGTGGTCGCCACACTGGCGTCCATTGTTGCCTCGTCA